TGATGAGCGTCGAAGTTTTTAAAATCTATTGGAACACAGTAGCAGTATCTTCCAGCATACTTGTTAATAATGTCCCATCTTTGTTCATAAGTTCTAGACTTCGCATAAAGTGGTAGCCCATCAATTTCAATATTGAGGAGGTCGGTTTCAAAAGAATGGAAAAAGTTTAGAAAAGCTGTGTTGAAGGCAGGGTCGTTAGGAACAATGAACCTAAATGCTTTCTTGTGAAGGTTTTTACTAGGAAGTACTTCTATCTTAATAAATGAATTGTAACTAACACGTAACGACTTCCAGGATAGGTCACACAACTTTTGATAATACTTCCTGAACTTTTTACCTACGTACCTAAATACGTCGGGTGTTGGATCTACTATGTAATACGTCTTGGATACTCTTTTCCACCAAAAGTCTTCGTATAGCATCCTGTGATCTTCTTCGGAATGAGAGGACTGAATTCCACCTCTTAACACTCTAGAGCTAACACCAGCAGCTAGTGTTCTATTATCTATTCTAGAGCAAACGTAGTCCCGTAAATTGTCGTGATCACTTAGTCTCACTCCGTAAGTGTTGTTTTCGAGAGGAGCATTGATTTTAAAAGGTACGGAGGATGTTAACAACTGTATTTGAGATTCTTCTTGTTCGAAGAAAGAGTTCGTACACTCATCGCTAATGTATGGTGTGGTACAATGAAAACAATTGTTGTAAACAGCAACGTACGAAGTCTTGGTCCACTTTTCTGACTTGCAGTAAAATTCACATAAACGTAGTACATTTGTATAATTAGCCTGGGGATGACCTTGAGGAACTTGTATAACATTGTATTTGTCTACAATGTAGTACCCAAAAGGCAACTTAGTTACAGGGTCAATAGGATTTTCTTTATACATTTTAATTAACTTATCTGCATGTTTACCTTCAAATATTAATGAGTAAGGATATAATTGTACTTTAGGGTTAGTTTCCAAAATTTTCTTAATACACCACCTGGCAGCTACTACGGTAGGTGGTAGTAACATGGCGGGGGCAAGTTTGGGTTTCAAATAACTAGCTGCTATAGTGGCCATACTAGTAACGCCAATAAACTGGTTAAAGCCGTTTGCACAGAACTCTTTAACCTGATGAGCGAGATGTTGAACTTTATTTTCAGTCTGAAGCTCACCCATAAAATTATGATACTCGGGCAAAATTACTTTATCGTCAGAAATGACTTCAGACTTTTGTTCTTGACATAAATTTAAAGTCCATTTTGGATTCGCTGGAGGACTTAACTCACAATTAATTTTGTAACTACGTAATCTGATGGGGTGATTTGGAGTTGTGTAGTTTACCTTATTTTGTTTCATAAAAACAACTCTTTGTGGGCCAACGGTATAGACAGTATC